CCATTTTGCCTGCTATATCTTCATAGATATAAAGTATACCTCCTTCAGAATTTTCATATTTGAATTTTGTAAAATCTTTATCAAATATACAAGTGTTATTATCAAAAGTTGTAATATTAAAATTATCTGCATTTTTTGCATTAGCAACTAGATGTTTTCCATTGTAATTAATTTTGTGACCAAATTGTTCAGCCAATTCGTTGTTAGGACTTTCTAAAGTTTGCAATAAATCCCAACTGTTTGTAGATTGTTTATATTCATATAGATAAATTCTTCCTTGATCATTTTTTATAGAATCATCAAAAGGAGAACTTATTGCAATTTTAGTTCCATCGTCACTAATTGCTATACTTTTTCCAAATTCAGCATTTGTAGTAGGTGCAGGAATATCAGCAGTCCAACCGTATTGTCCTTTGTTATTTCTATAAACAGCAACAACATTTGGTTTGTCGGAATACTCTACAGTGGTTGTTAACACCTCTCCGTCTATATTGACTGCATAGTCTGTTCCAAAATCAAATATATTAGTAAGTTCTATTACACTATCTTGAGAACTATCATTTACTACTTTTAATCCTGTATCGTTAGGAATAAATCCTACGTAATCTATCATGTCATCTGTGGATGTCCATAAGTTTGCATCGAATAATCCTGGAGTCAAATTTGTTCGGGCTGTAAATAGACTACCATCATTAAAAACTATGTCTCCTGTGAAATAAATTCTAGACGCATCGAATTGTCCTCTAAACTTTTTATTCTTAGCATAATCCCACGAATATAAATTATTGTTTTCTGTTCCGTTTTTTATAAAATAAATCTTGCCCGGAGCAGAAGTATCTTCTAAATCTAAAGCACTTACAAAACCTCTATAAAGATCTCCTTGCTTACGTAATGCAACCTTACTGCCAAAATAGTGATTTGTTTTTCTTTCAGGCGAAACTATGTCGTCTGTTACAACATATTGTTGCCCGAATCTTTCAAATATACTTACTAATCCTTCATTTGTAAAAGCACTAGCTACACCATTTGTTCTTGCTGATACTTTATATACTTCTGTCCAATCTAAATTATCTTGTGCAGGAACATTTGCAGGTCTAGGTATTCCTGCTACACTTGATGCTTTGTAGAACCAATATTCAATATCTTTTGATTCAAAATTTGTAGGCACTAGAATTGCACTTGCTGAGTTAACAACAATCATTTTTCCTATGCCGGCAGGTGAATAACCTAAACTTATTTCTTGAATCTGTCCCATCACTCTATCTGTAGTATAGATATCAACTCTGCCAAATATATCAGGGTTAGGTCCACTAAAACCTTGTGTACCAGGTAAAGCTAAGAATTTAATTTCTGCATTGTCTCCGAATAAATCTCCTTTACTCCAGTCTCCTGTAACATTTTTTACATATATTGTTACGTCTCTAAAGTTACGTTTATAATACATAACTTCAGCCTGAGCACCAGTAGTCACATCTTCAACAATTTGGCCTGCACCTGTGTCTGTCCATGTTGAGCCAACATACTGATATCGAGGTATTGGTTCTAATGGTTCACCGTCTAAAGTTTTTGTTACTCTATATGTAATGAATCCATCCCACATATCAAATACAGTTTGTGTTTTATTTGTAAGACTATAGGATAAATTTATATCACTAGGTTGTTCTAATATTCCTACCAATGGAGCACTGTTTGGTCTGGCCAGTAAAGGACCACTTTGAGACCCTGAAAGAAAATCTACTGTAGAAAAAGTGCCTATTATATTTTCTACTTGTATTGCATTGCTATTTGTTGCACTTGCAAATACTGTACATTGTGCATTTGTGTTGTCTTGCGTAATTAGTTCTCCAGCTACAACACTTGTAGGATTATTAAGATTCAATGTTGTTACAGTCTTTTTAAGTCTGTTCCAATAAAACTCAAATGTATCTCCATTTACTAAAGTATCTGTCAATGCTTTAGGAGCTCTTGCTACCCAATAAGGAGGATTAAATGGATCTGTTGATCCACCTGGTCCTGGTGCACCTTGAAAACTTAAAACTTGCACTAAACTATTTTCTGTATTCCTACTATCTACTGTTGCAGTTTTATAGTCTAAGCTATTATAATAAAAATTTGTGCTTGCAGAACTATCAGTGATAGCATTTTTAATTAATAATCCTCTACCACTATCTGCATTGATTGTACCTACAGCATACGGTGCTCCGCATCTTATAAGTAAATATCCACCTAATGTATTTGTTGCAGAAAAATTAGAATCATCTGGCGCACTTAAAACATATTCGCCTACAAAATCATTGCCTTCAATAAACAAACTGTTTGCATCTGGAAATACACCATTTACATTTTTTACATATATTGTTACAGAACCACCTGCTTGATATGTATAGGCAACTATTGCAGTTGCACCACTTGTTGTAACTTGCTGGCCTATTCCTGGAATATTAGTTACTTGGTTGACAAAAAGAATAGCATCAATTTTATCGCTTACTGTATGATCAGTTTCTAAAAACTCTTTATCTATATAAGGAATAGATCCGTTAAAAGGTTGCCTTTCTGTCAAGGTAATTTGTGTTTGGTTTGCGTTTGTAAGTTTATTCCAGTGTAAGAAAATTTCGTCATCAATACCTATACCTTCATATAAAGTTGCAGGTGCTCTTACTAAAAAGTGATCAGTCGTAATACCTGTGAAAGGATAGTTTCCAGTTAATAGTAAGTCTAAACTTTCTGAGCGTTCTTCATCTAAATTTAAATCAAATAATATTTGATCGTAATTTGCAAAACTGGAAAAATTAATATTTGTTTCGCTACCTTGAATAGAATTATCTGCACTCCAATAACTACCTTGATAAGATACAATATCTCCTGACGCATAATTAGTAGGTCCATCATAATTACCTTTAAAAAGAGTTTTTACTTGTGTTGCCGCAGGCGAACCTATTATAATGTAGTTGTTATCTTTTGATATTTCTACGCTACTTCCAAATTTTTGTCCACTTGCACAAATTTCTGGAGTGGGTAATAACACTTGAAATAAACTCCAATTACTGCCTTCACTAGGTCTTTTATAGATATAAACTTTTCCGTCGTCCTCGTCGGGTGCGCCAATCGCCATAACAACATTTCTTTGATCTACACTTTTTGCTATACCAAAATTAGTTAGTGTGCTTTTATCAGGAGATACTTCATTTAATTTTTTAAATGCATCATTGCTTTGTATGACTGTCCATTTTTTGTTACCTTGATCGTCAATCCAAATTTTAAAACCTGTTTCCATTGCTGATTGAGCAATTAAATTAGCTTGATCAATATCACTCGCCCTTACACTAGAGAACTTTGTAATTATACCATCTGCATTCTCAAAATCATCTGGCGGATTATTACTTTCAAATTCTATTTTATTCAAAGTAATATTTTTAATTTTATAAAAACCTTTTGCGTTTGATTTTGCAAATGTTGCTGTTTGACTACTATCTTCTGGATTAAAAGTAGTAGAAGAAACTGTAACTATTCCTAGTATATCTCCTATCTTTATATCATTTGGAACATTATTAAGTTCTAAAGTAAAACTTTTATCACCTTTAGTAATAGATACAGTGTCAAATTCTGTTTCAGTATATTGATATACATTCCAATCAAAGTTAACATTTCCTACCCATACATATTGGTTATTTTTAAGTTTATCAATGTCTAAACTAAGTAGATTGTTATAAGTACCTACAACAAAATTTACATCATCAGGATTGACGTATCCGCTATCTTTTGTAAAACCTTTTGTTATAAGTTTCGTTGGGTATGGTTTATGATTATAATTTTTTGATTTTAGATAAGTTTGATAACTCTGTATACGATATACTAAATCAGTTTCAGCACCTGTGACTCTATCTGTCAACAATATTGGCTGTGGTGTAAGTCGAAAACTCTTTTCATTTAATTTATATTCTACTTCATCGAATCCTTCAGATGCACCATATTGTCCATCTTTCACTGCCCACTCTTCGTAAAATTCTAAACTATCTTTATCTGCACTTGCTAAAGCGTCAAACAATTTAGTAAGAGCATTCTTTGTTCCTTTATCATTAATAAATCCTTGATAGAATTTATACTGACTTACATCATCATTTATAATATTTTCTAAATACTGTCTTTTTTGGTATCCAATTATGTGTTGTGCTAATCGTTGCTGTTCACTATCAAAATTATCAGAATCTAAATCATAAAAATCTGCAAACTGATTAATTTTATAATCAAAGTTTGCGTATAAACCCCTTTGAGGAGCTGTCTCTAATCTAGACCACTGATTATCTACAAAATTTTGTGTGCCTGGAATTTTATTCTTTGCTGAATAAAAGAATTCTTTATATTTTACAACATCTCCGATTGCATAATCTCTCCATGCTTCCCACTCTGTAATTTTTGCATCGTCGTAAATAAATCCTGGTATATTTAAACTACCATTCCATCCTGTAGTTTTATATCCTAATACCTTAATACGCTCTTGTCTATATCCTGGTTCAACATCGTAAATAATATCTCCAAAAACAGTTGTGTTATCTATTAAACACACATGTTCTTTCGCTACTAAAGGAATTTTTAAATGGTAAATTCCATCTGTAGTATTCATAGTTCTAACACTAAAATTATTGTCACTGTCTTTTGCAAATTTTAAATTTTCTTTTATTAACTTTTTACCATCTGCTTTTAGTATACTATAACCAAAAAATGTTTCTAATACGTTTGCAGGTGTAGCAAAGTTGCTTTTAAAATTAACTTTGTCTGCTCCAGGACTTAAACTAATTACAGTACCTGGTCCCCAATTTTGTGTTGTCCAATATAAAAATTCTCTTACGGAAGTTTGCCAATCAGATACATCATAAGTGTCTTCTCTAAATTGACTAAATGTAAATCCTAAATTTTCTAGATATTTTCCATAACCTAAAATAAAATCAACAACATCCTGAATATTTGTTAACAGTGTGCCGTAATTTATTGTTTCAATATTATCAGAGTATGTATTTCTTAATCTAGCGTCTACTCCGCCTATCGTAGGCAATGTATCTAGTGATACATATAAAGAAGGATCAAAGTCTGTAGTGCTTGTATGTGTTTCTTTAGCTCTATAATAATCGTTACCATTTTTAACAATAACTCCAGACACATATGTTTTTCCTGAGTCCCATGACACAAAAGGCTCACTTACGCCGCCGACATTTATTACAGGATCATTAGATTTTTTAATAGGAGTATTGTAAGGAAATACAGGATTAGTGTTATCATATCCTTTTACATAATAACCTTCTACTTGTTTTTCTATAATTAAACCACTATATGTTACCTCTTGTGTAGGAAAACTACTGTTAAGGAATATATCATAATTTTCACTAGGTACAAATACATTTCCCTCATTCAAAGGAGTTCTGCTATCTAAAATTAATCTAAATTTATTTTTATCAGTAAACCCACCTATTTTGAATCCTATTTGATTTCTTATATTTGCTAGATCCTGTTTGTATCTTGTAATATTTTCTCTTGTAAGTGCAGTTTGATAATCAAAAATATAATTTAACAATCCGCTTGTATATACTTGTGTAGTATCATCTATTGTTGTTGGAAAAACTAAGTTAGATAATTGAATTTGTTTTTCTGTTGTTCCATATACAATTTGATCTGCTAAATTTCTTTTCTGTCTGGATCTATCAAATGCAGTTGCAAATACTTTTGATGGTCTGTTAATTAGCATAGCCCTGATTAAAGCAAACGGATAATCACTAGACCTTCTCCAAGCCGCTTCTACTGGAGAACCATCTCCAAAATTAAATGAATTATTTGCATCTTCTATGTTCAAACCTAAACTTAAATTACAATCATTAGGACTTAACAAATGTCCGCTACTGTTAACTGGTATATTTTTAGATAAATTAGGCCTACTAAATTTCTTATCTACCTTAAAAACTGGTTGTCTAATTATCCCTGCCTCTAAATCTTCCCACAAAGGCAAATTGTTATTTGTGTAAGGCCCCGTTCCGTATTGTGTATCCCACCAGCTAGGCTTGACACTAAATCCTAACATTTCCCAAGGATGTGTATGAGGACGGTCAGTATCAAATGCATGTTTAAATGTTTCTCGCCACCACCCAGGACAACTTTCATTGTTACTATATCTTGTTCTGCTGTAGTTAAATGTAAACTGGTTTGCTCTATCATAATATACATGCTTAGTATATTCTAGATCTAACAAGCGTGACCAAGACAAAAACTCAGATATCATTGATCTATCTAAGTCAGTTTTGTTTATTCCTTTATTTCTATAAAGTCCTTTTTGTAATTCATGTATATCAAATAATTTACTATCATACTCAATTTTAATATTATTGTAGATCCTTTTTTCTAGTTCTAAAACAAGAGAGTCTCTATAATCTTTATACGCTTTTATTTTGCTTCCGTCATGTCCTTGTATTACAGGTGTACCTTCAGTCCACTCAGTTAAATCATCAGGTTCATTTACGCCATGATTAGCTGTGCTATTAGGCATATAGAATTGTCTGTTAAGTCCTACAAATGTATGTACGTGGGCATCACCTGCTCCACCTAATTCTACATCACGTGCTTGTGCTTCTGCCAAAGTAGCATAAAGAGGATAAAACCATCCTAGCTTTCCTGCTCCTCTTTGATTAGGACCAGCTACACCATAAAATTTATAAGGTCCTGAAGGTAAGTCAGGAGCCTTCTCTTGTGTCGTATCATCTATGTAAAATTCGGGTTCGTATTTAGGATACAATCCTAATTTAGTTGGTGTTGCAGGTACATAACTTCCATTTGTATTTTCATATTCAACAATATCTATAATATCATTAAGTTGTTTTGTAGTAGTAAGTACAACAAATCCGTCACTGTTAAATGTATAATCCTTGTTGTGTACAAGTTGTATACCGTTTTGATATACATTTACAGCTTTATTACTTAATTCAGTTAATGAAAATATACTGCTTAAAGCAAAAAATTGTTGATCAACATCTTCTATTACTGTGGAATTTATTTTTTTACCACCGCTAGGTACCATATCACTAAAATAATATGGCAGTTCATTAGTTTTATCTTTATTAAGTTCAGATATAATTTCATCAACATGTATTCTTGTTGGTCCGTCAAAACCTAATGTATCTGCAACTTCTAAAAATAGTCTTTTAAATTTACTGTAATCATATCTTGCAGTAGATAACGCTTTTACTACATTTGATTTTTCATCTAATAAATGGTACAAACTTAAATTCAAAGGTGCAGAATGTTTTAAGAACTTTTTTCCTAATTTAGATAAAGGACCTAAATCTCGTAAATTGCCTATGCCGGGAAAATTTCCAACAAAATTTTCAGTTTCTTCTACAATAGTGCGTAAATGATCATTTACTTCTCCTAAAGTAAATTGATTAATATTATTGTTTAGAGGATTTTTTTCTAAATTAGATGCTATTTCATAATAACCGTTGTTATTTTTTGCAACGTTACTTCTAGTTTTAATTACTACAATATCATCTTTATCTAATCCTTTAATAAAATTTATTGAACTTTCGTTGTTTACATCTTGTTCTATTGTATAATCTATGGTTTGTCTTTTTAAAACATTGTTTACTAGCACCCTTATCCATAAGTTGTCTTTAAAAGTTGTATCATTATACATATCGAGATCAAATTTCTTTTGATCTTGCTCTGCAACATATTGTTTGATTACATTCTGAACACTATCGTTTTTTGCTTTTATCCAACCATTTTCTAAACCGTAGCTAGTTCTATCTATGTACTTTCTTAAAAATCCTTGATCAGTATTTTTAATCCTTAGAGCATTGTTTTGTGTATATGTAAAATTATTATTTAAAAGATCAAAAGTAAAAACAATATCTCCTGTATTTTGTATACTTCTATATGTTAATGGAAATCCTAATTCACTATCATTTACGCCAGACCCTATTGTGTAAGAAAATATTTTGTTTCCAGTAAACAATGATGACGGATACGTTGTTCTATCCGTAAAACTAATATCAGACATATCGAATAAATCAAACTCTGGTTGTTGATTAACACTTGTTTTATTTTGCCCTTGTTTCCAGTCTTTTCCGTCATAGTAATAATATTGTCCTCTATTAAGTGTACCTTGTGTGATCAATACTGTTTCGTTTGTTTGAGGTAAACTGTCGCTTTCTTCTTGTAATGTTATTTGAGACTTGTTCTCAACTTTTACAAATTTGACTTTAAATATTCTACCTTTGACTAATGGATCTGGATCGTTAGTAAACAACACCCGCATTCCTTCAGTTAGATTAATACCGTCTATATTGTAACCTTCGGCACCTTCGATTTGACTGAATGCATCTATAGTAAAGTTATCAATTAAATTAACATTTGTTTTAGAAAAAGTTCCAAAATTATAAAGTTTCAAACCTTTTTCAAATTCAATAATTGGACGACTAGCCCTGCTGTTTTGATCAATATTTGCTACCTGGCCATTAAGTTCAGCAGATTTTTCTATTACACTTCTATGGAACCATCTATTGTATCTACTCCACAGATTTCCGTCTTTACTTCCTCTGTTAATTATAATGTAATCCTTTTTAGATGGAAAGCCTAAAGCTTCACTAAAAGGAAAATAATCAAATTCTTGTGCATCAAATTCTACTTCTATATCGTCAGTAAATAATCCGCTTACCTCTAAATCTTCTTGTTTAATAAGTTGTATTTCTTCGCCTACACCTTCAACATACCACTCACCTGTTGCATATTTTGCAGGAGTAACATTACCTAAAAATTGAACTTTCATACCATTTGAAAGATCAAATCCTGTGCTAGTCTTATATTCTTTTTTGCCTACAATTTCATTGTCTACATTTATTTCAGTGTTTTCAAGGATATCGTTTATCCTTATTAAGCCGCTTAAATTAGGATCGTCTTTAGATATATAAAATAATGACTCTGGTGCTGTGTCAGGTACAGTAAATTCTATTATTCCTTCTTCTAGCCAATCTTCCGTAATAGGATTGCCTTCACTATCTAGTTTTGTTATACCGCTTGAATAAATTAAAGATGTATTTGTAGTTTCTGTATCAGGTTCTCTTCCTGGAGTGAAACTTACTTTTGTTACAAACGCTATGGGATAATTTGGAGTATCTACAACAAATCTATATGTTTGTCCTCTATATAAAGTAATAGATGGATTATTTGTTAAACCATCAGGTGTAAACAGATATGTTGGACTTCCTGCGTTATCTTTTAATCCTACCGTGTATGTACTCTGTACTTCTTTGCTTTGTCCGAAAATGTTAATTGTTGCAGGTCCTGTAGGCAACCAATAATATTCTCTATAATTTACTATTTTATCCCAGTCTATGTGCGGATTCCAAGAATAATATTCTTGTTCGTTTAAGTCATTATGATTTGTTGTAGATCCTGATAAAATTTTTATTTTATTTAGATAGTCATTGTAATCTGCGTAAAAGTCTACATTATTTAGATTATCTTTAATAATAGTTGCAGGTTCTAATTGATAATTTTCTCTTTCATTAGTGACATCACCTGCATAATTATCTTTTGATTGATATGCAAGTGCTTGCTTTCTACCATAAAATACATTTAATTTTTCAGCAACTCCAGGTTGCATCATTTGATCTAGAGTAGAAGATAAAAATTTATTATTAAATTCGGTGCGAAAATACTTTGGCAGATGATTTGCTGTTTTTCTTTTATAATTTTCGTTGCCTGCAGGAAGTGCAGGTTCTTGCTGATTATTTTCGAATGCCATTAGTAACCATAACCTCCGCCACCGCCAGAGCTACCACCACCACCTGATGATCCACCACCACCTGATGATCCGCCGCCACCTGATGATCCACCACCACCGGAGCTACCGCCACCACCACTTGGACTACTTGTGCTTTGCACTGTGCTGGCTGTAGATGTAGTTGTGTTGCCAATATTACTGTAAGTTGTTGTACCTGAAGATGTAGAACTTTGTATTCCTGTGTTTCCACTTCTGACACTTGTTGCAATATTACCAGATGCTACTATTTGATTAGCTGTCACTGCATCTATAATTTGGATATCATTTACAGTTGCACCACTTATAAAGATTTCATCAACTTCTGATTTAATTTCAAAAAGGCTACCAAAGGTTTGACTTGCATCTTCTGGAACTATCAAAAAAGTAACTACGTCTGGAGCCATTTCTTTCATTACATAAGTGGACAATTCTGAAAAATAAAACTTATCGCCGAAATCCCAATTTTCCAAAGCAAAAAATTGATTTATTAGACTTATTACTCTTGATTTGATATCATTGTCATTAAGCACTATGTCTGGATTTTTTACTATTTTAAATTTTGATTGTAACATGCTTTCTGCTTTACTTCCAAATAACACTCTGTATTTTACAGGATGATATACTATTTCATCACTTAATGATTTGATTTTACCTAGCTCTCCTCCGTAACTAGTAAACAAACTATCACTTGATGCTGGTAAAGGTCTTCTACTTGTTATTCCGTCTAGAAATTGTCTAAATTGTGTATCATATCCTCTTGTTAAAATATATGTATCTATTATATTGCTGGCGCTAGGATCAATTCGAGAAGTATCATCAGCCGCATGCACGTATTGAAATTTTATATTTTCTCTACCTAAGTATGCTTTATAATCTGAAGTTACTGATGTTTTACCTGTAGTTTTATTATACACCTCAAAAATATTTTCGTCTATAAAATAAAATACCTTGCCATTTGCGTAAGGACTTAATGCTCCTAAGGCACTTTTGTTTTGAAAAATAGAAATATCTAGAGTATTGTTACTCGTGTAATTATAATCTACTACACCGTCTGTAGTAATAAATTTTTGTAAGAAAATATATTTAGAAGTTGTATTTGTATCTGGATCAACTATTTCTTCAAATATTTGAGGGTCATCTACTACACCATCATCGTCATTATCAAAGAACGTGACTTCTACTTTTTTACTATTAACATAACCAACATTATCACGGTATTCTTCTGTAATTTCCCAATTATGATCTATAGTAAAATTTGTTATACTATCAGGTTTATTGTTATTGTTTAAAACTACTATTCTATCTTTTACAATTTTTCCAGTCAAACTATTATAGATCTTATCGCTACTATCATAATAGAATCTAATTTCTTTATCTGATTCAAATATATATCTTGCACCTCTGTAATCTATATTGTATGTTTCACCATCTGTAGTAAATTTTAGTAACCAGCTACTATCAATTTTTTGTCCGCTGATGTCTCCTGTTTTACCAATACTAAAGTTTGAAGTGACATCTAAATTACTTTCTATTATTACTCTCCATTGTCCTAAATCTCTATCAAAACGTAAGCCAAAAGTTTTATTTGAAAATATTTGATCAACTATTTGTGTTTTGACATCACTTTCTATTGTCTGTGCAACACTAGGGCGTATCTCGACCATTTGTGCATCAGTTGGAATTTCATCGTTAAGCAACACAGGACCCGTACCGTCATCATTATCACTTGTACCATTACCATTTACATTAACAATTTTGACCCATTTATATGTGACTGCTCCTAAATAATCTGCATTACCTACCTTAAGTGTATTATCAGGAGCAAAATGTTTTCCTTCAGGAGAAATAAATTTTACTGAAGACCCTGGTTTTATAAGTTTTAACACTGAAGTTGTAAATGTTCCTAATGTTTGTTTAATATCGTTTATATTAGAAAGATAACCTGTGCTTATATTTGTATCTTTTGTAGTTTGGTTCCATGTAATTTTCAAGTCTGTTGTATCAACAGCAGGATATTCACTAAAATAATAGTTCCTAATTTTTTTGCTTGCAAGTATAGGTTCTATTACATTTATAATAACTCCTTCAATATCAGTCTGTGTAGTAAATGTGAATTTTTCTTTTTTACTAAGTAATTCTTTATACAAAACTCCATCAGTACCAAACAAGTTTGTGCTACTATACTTTCCGGTAGCGTCTATGAGATCAAAATATCTAGAAATTCCACTTGTTGTTCTATTAACACTTTTTGCTTTTATAATTTCTTGACTTATTGTTAAAGGACCGATTTGATAATCTTCTGCTGTAATAAGTCTATTTTGTGTATAATATGTTGCAGGTGCTTTTTGTTTAATATTTAAATTTGATTCTGAAATACTTGCATTATCTACAGTGTATTTTAATTCATAAATTATAGATAAAGTTTCTACTTTTCCTATAGCACTAACATATTCTACGTCTATAGCTATTCCACGCATGTCGTTTGGTGTTATTACAATATTTTGGTTTTTACTGCTTCTATAATATGTTCTAAAATCACCTTGTGGCAAATTACCAAAAGTGCCGTCTGCAAAAATTAAACTGACCCTGTCTTCTATTCTAGATAAAACGCTATAGATATTTCTTATTTTTTTGTTAAGACTATTATAAATTACATTGTTGCCTTCTACAGCATCAACCTTAGTCCATAATTCATCTTCTGATCCTGTTGAATCTAATTTATACAACCATACATCTGTGTTGTTGATGTTGGTTGCTTCGATAGACACTGTTTGATTACTGCTAGGATTCGTTACACTGAAATCACCACTATCTAATTGACCTTGTCTAAAATGACTAAAAAATCCAGTGTTTGCACTTCCTGCACCTCTGCCATCTTCTCTATAAATTAAACTAAAGTTATTTCCTGGTTTAGGTGTTTCTTCAATTATTTGAGAGGAAGATAAATCAGTTGATACAATGTCAAAGTTTGTGCTTTGCCCGTCAATAGCTTGTGTAAAACTAAACAGAGGTACACCTTGATTATTTGTGTTAAGCCTATATTGTTCTGTAGGAATGCCATCAATAATTTCTTTTTTAACAGGCTTTCCTATTATGCCATTCACTGGCATGGCTCTGTTAAGAACTTTGATAAATTGTTCGTACCAATTAGGATTAGCAGGGTCGTTCCACAGAATAGTTTGATTTTCTAAATTAATGTTATTAGAATCAACGAAAGACTCAGTTGTAGTAACACTGGCTATTTTCATTATACCATTTGCCGCTTGATTTCTTTTAGGATTATAACTTAGCAATCTTGCAAGACGTAAAACACTTTCACGCCTTTCGGCTAATTCTAAATAATTTTCTCTTGCATTCAAGTCCATTCTAAAAGCAAGATTTTGTCCTAGAAATGCAATTAAATCTATAAGTGCAAGATATTCTGAACTTTCTATGTAATCATTAAAATCTTCTGGATAATTCTGTCGTAAATAATTAATCATTGTTCGACGTAAATTATCGAAATCGTAGCTTTTAAAGTCAGCATTTCTATATGATTGATAGATGCGTTTCCAGTCTTCTGCTACTAATAATCTATTTTGTCTGTCTGTAGATGACATATTATAATCCTTTTTAATATTTATCGAACAATGTAAACTACGTATATAATTAGGAGGTCAAAAACCCATTATTTTCATCAAACGTAAGTTTCATTTTTTCCGATATATTGTAGGGTAAATATTCTAATTCTATTTCTACTTGAATGCCACTTTCAAATTGGTCCACAATAACACTTTTTACTTTTACCCTAGGATCAGTATTAACTATGCGTGTAATATTTTGTGTTACCGCATCTTTTAGTGCAGGTGTTAATGGTTCAAATAGAATATCCCAAATAATTGTTCCAAATTCTGGGTCAGAAAGTTTTTCTCCCTGGCGTATATGAAAATGATTTATAATATCTTGTTTTATTAATGCTATGTCATATAGCACAGGATTTGAATTATTTGGATTTACTGTGCTTATGCCACGATAATACTTTGAACCTAATTCATAAGAATTTTGCTTTTGATTACCTTTTACTGTAATATCTTTAAATAATTTTTTTTCTAATGAACTCATACTATATTTAACCTATTGTTTTCTTGAATGTATCACGCACTGTTCCTGCTGTGCCTTTCCCTGGTGTTGTTACAGTGCTACTATCTGTTTTATCAGGTGTATGCAATGTTGGATCAGCATTTTCATGTCCGTCCCAAGGTTCAAAAGAAGGTAGCCTCATAGGCAAATCTGCAGGTGTTGCTGATCCTGCAGAAGATGCAGACGAAGGTGATCCGCCAGCAGACCCTGCCATGCCTCCTCCTATAGTTACAGGTGGATGAGTTGATCTAACTCTTATACCCTTAACTTCTAGTGCCATCATGTTTGCAGGTGTTTCAATATTTCCCTTTGCTTTGATAGGGCCATCAACATCCAGAGCAGACCCTGCAACAACTTTGCTTGTATCTAAATTTAATTTTCCGCTTGTAGTAATTTTTCCATCAGCACCTATTTTCAAACTCATATCAGCACTAGACTGTAAATTCATTTTATCGGCTGTTTTAATATTCATTTCAGCTGTTGATTCTAAATTCATTACATCATCTGTTTTTAAACTCATAGGAGCAACAGAATGTAATCTCATTTCATTTCCTGCTTTGATATTAATGTTATTCGTTGCTTCTATATTCATATCTCTTTCAGCTTTTATGTTTAAATCATTTTCAGTTCTAATGCTTATACTATCTTTTGCGTAGATATCAATTTTTCCGTTTGCAGTTAATTCAATCCAGCTGTTTCCACTACCATGACTAATATAAATCAAGTCTTCTGAATTATGCAAAAGAATTTGATGTCCTGTGCGTGTCTTTAATTTTAAAAATTCATTATGCGGTATTGTAGGATCGCCTGATTCTCCTTTTTCTACATTAGCATATTCAACTCCGCCTTCACTAGCTTTGGTTTTTCTTAACAATGATGCATCACCATCATCCATTATGAATGTACTACCACCAAGTCTATTAAACGGTACTTGGCTTTGAGCAAATTTTTCTCCATACGCTGTTTTTGGTTTTCCTGGCCTTCTATCATATGCTCCAGGTGTACTCCAACCAAAAACCATACTAGGTGTTTCTCGTCTTGCACTACTTGTATTGACTCCGCGTGTCTGGTCATCTACTAAACCATTTGTAGTTAAAGTATCACATGCATCTTTATTACAAGGTTTAAGATATTGTGTTGCATCTTTAGACGATCCTGATTCTACAACTTTATTATATTCTCCTACAGGTAGCGGTTTTGATTTATTTTCTTTGTTATAAGTAGTCGAAGCTCCTCCAGGAAGCATAAAATTCATATTTAAATCCTGCATACATCCTACCCAATAGCCATGTCCGTAATTTTCTTCTGCAAAAAATACTAAAACCTTAACACCCACGTCTGGTGGAATAGCCCACATTCCGTAGCTTTTTTGAGTGTAATCATAACCTTCGTTATTAGAAACTCCTTGTCTAGGTGTAACACCATAGAAAGGACTTACA